GGTGCGACCTGGCGCGTGAGTTGCATGATCGAACTCGAGTTGTGGCATCGAGTGCCATAAGGCAGGGGAGGTGGTGACAGTGCCAGCGCGGCGGGCCGATCGACCAGGTGGGACCCCCGGGCAGGGCAGACACTGAGAAGTAGACAGTTCTCGACGCTCTGACCAGGGACTATGCCGGCAGGGGGGGGGGAGGGGTGACCGGCGGCGCCCGGAGCGCCGGGGGGGCACTCTCTCTCTTGCAAAGCCCCCACGCGAGGCCAGGCCAATGGAACCGGCTTCCGCCGTAAAGACCCACTTCCCCCTGGTATTTCCCACTCTCGCATTTCTCAGCGAGCGCCACATCCCAACCGGCACCCCCGGTCCCGGGCTGGTCTGCCCTTCCGGTTGGCGGTGTCCATGCGCGTTGGACTGTTCGCCCTCTGACGGCGGTTCCTCGGGATATCTCACCCTCACGCCTTGCGACGTGGCCCGATGAGGATGACAGGCCCCCGAGACCGCAATCCGACAGTTTCGTTCCGTTCCAGCTCGAGGCCATGGGTCGGCGGCATGGCGGAAACTGTCGGGTTCGGTCCCACCCTCGTCCGTACTGTCCCCCTCCGTGCGACCTTCCGGAGCTGCTGATCCCCGAGCCCGCGCTTCGAGCGCCTGCACCACTGGCAGGGTGGTAGCAGGGCCAGATCCCACTCCGGGGGTCGCACCCTCTGGCCTCTGCCCGAACTGCGGAGCCGACATCGCATGGCAGACCTGTCCGAACTGCCACCGATACCCCCGGGGACTCCAGCGCCTCATGGGCGCCCGCCCGACCCTCGTCATCTTCGACGAGCTGGTGCCGGCATGACCGCCGTCATCGTCGAGCTCTCGCTCATCACGGCGGCCGGCGCCCTCCTCGCCATGATCTACGGGATCACCCACTGATGGCCCACGGCTCCTCCCGGCAGGTGGCACAGAAGTCGATCCGCGAGGTCAAGAAGTCGCAGAAGGCCAGGGAGCACCCGCCGAAGCACCCGAAGCACCCCAAGTGACCCGCTCCCACCTCAAGGGCAGCCTCACGCCCCTGACCCCCGAGGAGCTCGAGGTCGCCTCCGTGGACGAGCGCCGGGCCGAAGCCTGGTATCTCGTGATGACCGGCCGGACCATGAAGTCGGTGGCCGAGCAGTTCGGGGTCAGCCCCACCACCATCCGCAACTGGATCGACGCCGTGGCGCGCCAGCGCCGCAGCCGCACCGAGGAGATGGACCTCGAGGTCGAGCGCCTGGTCGGCCAGTGCGAGGCCGTGGCGATCAAGGCGTGGGAGAACCTCAACGCCGTCGCCCCCAACTCCATGACCGGGCCCTCCTACCTCAAGACGGTCCTCGAGTCCGTCCAGACCATCGCCCGCCTACGAGGCCTCGACGGGGCCAAGAAGGATCCGACCTCCACCAAGAGCACCACCGTGGTCGTGCGCTTCGGCGGGGCGGCCGGCGGGGGCAAGGAGCAGCCCATCCACGCCGGGGCCATCGACGTGGCCGTCCAGGAGCGGGAAACGGTGGACGCATGAGGTACTGCAACTGGTGCCGACGGTGCTCCGAGTCCGACGAGGACATCGAGATCGTCCACACGGGCGTCGGCCACCGCCTCCGGTGCGTCGACCGGGACCACTGTCGTGACCGCGCCAACGTCCTGGCCGGAGCCTCCAAGTGAGCCGGCCCTCCTCCGAGGACGCCGCGGCCAACCGTGGCCCGAACGCCGCTGTCTGGCAGCTCGAGCTCGAGCTCCACGTCGCCCAGCAACAGGTCTTCGAGTCCGAGGCCCGGTTCAAGGTCATCGCCGCCGGCCGCCGGTTCGGCAAGACGCTCCTGGCCGCGGCCAAGGCCATCGAGGTCGCCGCCAGCAAGCCGGATGCTGTCGTGTGGTGGGTGTCGCCCTCCCACGACCAATCCCGCATGGCCCTCCGGATGGTCGCCAAGGCCATCCCGCAGCGCCACCGGGAGGTCAACAAGACGCTCTCCGAAATCTACCTGTCCAACGGCGGCCGCATCGCCTTCAAGTCGGGCGAGCGCAGCGACAACCTCCGAGGTGAGGGCCTGGATCTCGTCATCGTGGACGAGGCCGCGTTCGTGTCGGAGAGCCTGTGGACGCAGGCCATCCGCCCCACCCTGTCGGACAAGAACGGGAAAGCCCTGCTCATCTCCACGTTCGACGGCGAAAACTGGTTCTACGACCTCTACCGCTTCGCCCTGGACCCCCGGAATGAGCAATGGGAGGGCTGGCGGTTCCCGACGAGCTCCAACCCGTACATCCCTGCCGAGGAGATCGCCGAGGCCCAGCGCAACCTCCCGAAGGAGGTCTTCGGCCAGGAGTACCTCGCCTCCCCGCTCGCCTTCGCCGGGGCCGTGTTCGATGGGGACAAGCTGGACCTCGCCTACAAGGCCGGCCAGGCGTTCGAGGCGCCGGCCCGGGGCATGTGCGAGGCCGGCCTCGACTGGGGCTGGAACTTCACCGTGCTCGAGGTGTGCCAGGAGCTCCCGGACGGCCGCATCTCCTGGATCGCCGAGGAGGTGCTGGAGAGGACGGAGCTGACGGTGAAGTGCGGGATCATCGCCGCCTACTGCATCCAGTACGGAATCGAGACCATCTACGCCGACGCGGCCGGCGCCGACGAGAACGTCACCCTGGCGAAGATCCTCGAGGCCCGCAACTGCCCCACCTTCGTCCAGCCGGTCCCGTTCAACGCCTACAAGCGGACCGGCGTGATGACCAGGGTCTTCTACCTGGAGAGCGACCGGGAGATCCTGACCCCCAACTGCCCGCAGCTCGTCATCGACTCGAAGGCGTACCACTACGACCCGAAGGCCGCTGCCGGCGATGAGAAGTTCGCCAAGGGCCACGACCACTCGGTCGACGCCGTGACGGCCTTCTATGCATCCCGTTCCTATGTCCTGGGTGACGAACCCGGCGAGTCTGGAGAAGACGCAGCGTGAACATCTTTGACACCCTCCGCCGCAAGGCCGCCTCCTCCGAGGCGTGGCCGCCGCCCGAGGTCCGGGACCACTGGCAGTCGATCGAGGAGTACCGGCGCCGATACCGGAACGACCGGGCCGAGCTCATCACCAACGACCCGAACCTGTCCACTGACCAGCACAAGGTCGAGACCTACGTCCCGGTGCCGTGGCCCCGGGAGCTGTGCCGGTTCTCCTCCGCTCTCCTGTTCTCCGACACCCCGCAGGTGTCCTATGCCGGCGACCCCTCGGACCTCGACGACCTCCTCGAGGTCAACGACTTCGGTGCCTTCTGCATCCGCGGCGGGATCAAGGCGGCGTGCGACGGCCGCATCGGGATCCGGGTGCTGTGGGACGACGACATCTCGACGACCGTGCCCCTCATCACGGCGGTCGACGAGAATCAGATCGTGTGGGACATCCGCCACGGATCGTTCTATGCCGGCGGCATGGTGGTCATCACCCGCCAGGCCGACGGCGACAAGAAGCAGGACATCTACCGGCTCCTCGAGGAGCACACGAAGGGCCTGGTCAAGCGCACGCTCTACAAGGGCGTCCGCTCCGAGCTGGGAAAGCCGGTGCCTCTCTCCACCGTGGCCGAGTTCGCCGACCTCGCCCCCGAGTGGGAGACCGGCCTCGACGTGCCGACCCTGGTGCCGTGGGAGAACGTGCCCGGGGCCGAGTCCGACCTGTTCGGCATGGGGCCCGTGTTCAATGAGATGAACGAGGCGGAGTCGCTCCTCCTCGACCGCGGCCGCAAGAGCATCCCCCGGGTCTTCGTGGACAAGTCCCTCCTCGACGAGACCGGCCGGGCGCAGATCGACGGGATCATCCCCACCGGAGGCTCCCGGGTCCGGCCGCCCCTCGGCGCCACCGCCGGCTCCCTCATCGAGACCGTGGACGTGAAGCTCCAGTTCGCCGAGCACGTCGACTGGATCAACCACATCGCGCAGCTCATGGTGACCGTGGCCGGCTACGCCCCGTCCACCTGGGGAATCCAGGGCGAGACCGCCAGCGTGCAGCGGGCCGTGTCGGGCTACGCGATGAAGCTGGCCCAGCTCCGGACGCTCCTGACCCGCTCGGCGAAGGAGCACATGGCGCTCCAGGCCCTCGGCTGGGGGACGGCCGTGGCGATGACCCTCCAGCGCGGCGGCCACCACGTCGCCGACAACCTCCCGGACATCGAGCTCGGCGACGGCCTCCCGAACGACCCGCTCGACGGCGCCCAAGAGGTGCTGTTCCTCCGGCAGGCGGCCGCCGCCAGCACGCAGACCCTCGTGGAGACCATCCACCCGACCTGGGGGCCCGAGGCGGTGCAGGAGGAGGTCAACGAGATCATGGATGATGCCATGATGCCCCCCGGCACCGGCCAGGCGCAGGGCGTGGGCCCCATGGGCGACGTGGTGAAGCACCTCCTCCGGCCCGGCCGGTCTCAGAAGGCCGGGGACGGGGTTGACCCGACCGTCGGCGTCGAGTGACCACGCAGACCAAGCAGCCCACCAAGCGGCAGATCCTCGAGGATCTCGTCGCCCTGTTCGTCGTCGGTGAGGCCACCGGGTACGTCCTCCTCCAGGCGGTGACCGAGCTCCTCACCCTGTTCGGCCTGTCGGCCCCCACCGCCCGGTGGCTCGCCACCCTGACGGCCGGCGGCAACGCTCCGCCGGAGCTGGGGGTGCCCACCGGCCCGGCCCAAGAGCAGGAGGCGGAGCACGCGAAGGCGTGGCTCGGCATGTACCTCGTGGCCGCCGCCGGCCGCCTCATGGAAGCCACCGAGGCGGACGTGGCGGGGGAGCGGGGCACCAACGTCGCCACCACGGCGGCGCAGAAGGCCGAGGAGCGGTACTACCAGCTCCACCGGAGCGCCGAGGGGCGCCGAATGCGCGCCGCCGCACTGGTCGACATGGCCGCCCGGCTCAACTCCGACCGGGGCGGGACCGGGGACGAGCTGGCGGCGGCCGAGGTCGAGTACCTCGGGTGGCGGGCCGTGATCGACAACAAGACCACCCCGGAGTGCCGCGCCGCCAACGGCCTCAACTTCAAGGCCGACCGGATGCCCGTCATCGGGTGGCCCGGCGCGGTGCATGTCGAGTGTCGATGCTCCGCCGGGCCCGCCGTGCCGGGGGCAGGCATCCTCCCTTCCGTCTGACCTCGCTGAAACTGTCGGGTTCCCGTTTCGCTCGTTTCCTACTGTCACCCGTGCGACGTGGAGCAGCAGCAGCTCGCCGGGCCCATAACCCGGAGGTCGTGGGTGCAAGTCCCACCGCCGCCACTACCGAACGTGACGGGTAATCACGGGGAATGAGGAAGCGTGCCAGAACCCACAGCAGAAGAAGTCGCCGCAGCCGCCGAGGCGAAAGCCAAAGCGGACGCAGATGCAGCCAAGGCGAAAGCCGACGCTGACAAGGCGGCGGAGGTCAAGTTCTCACAGGCAGACCTCGACAGGATTGCCGGCGACAGCCGAGCAGCCGGTCGGAGCGCCGCCGAGAAGGAGCTCCTCGAGAAGCTGGGGGTGACGGATCTCGATGCAGCCTCGGCAGCCATCAAGGCGGCCAAGGAAGCGGATGACGCCAAGTTGTCCGAGGTCGAGCGGCTCACCAAGGAGCGCGACGAGGCGCTGGCAGAGCGGGAGCGGACCATGAAGTCCGCCGCCGATCTTCTGGCCCTCACGAAGCTCGAAGGTGCGTTGCGGGATTCGGGGATCAACCCCGAACGGATCCCCGCAGCGTTGAAGCTGATCGGCGCCGGAGAGCTCAAGGTGGACGGAACGGATGTCACCGGAATCCCGGAGGCAATCGAGTCGGTCAAGGGAGCAAGTCCCGAGTGGTTCGGTGGGACGAAGCGACCTGGAGCGGCCGATGCCGGCGGGGGTGGCAGCACCGGAACGACCGACTGGTCATCCGCATCGAAGTCCGAGCTCGCGGACGAGGCATTTGCAAAGTACGGCGTTCGTATCTAGCCCCCCTGAGAGAGGTTCACCCCCATGAGTTTTCGTGACGCAGTTCCGGCATCGTTGCAGGAGATCATCCAGAACGGCCTCCTCGAGGGTTCGTTCAAGCAGGCCCTCCAGCCCATCACCCTGTACGACCGGCTCGCGGACGTGGAGCCCTGGGGCGCCAACCTCGGTGCCCAGTCGATCATGACGCGCTCAGGCGTGATCGCCCCCATCTCGACCCCCGTCACCGGGTCGGATGCCACCGCCGGGGCCTACGGGTTCGAGCAGTATTCGGTGAAGATGGATCAGTACGGCTACTCCATCGACACCAACATGGCCGCC